GCTTACTTGCTAACCTATTGAAATTGATAGCCCTATACTTAATAAGATCGCGTACATAATGCGTGCGTGGGCATGGGCCACCCCCCCTGCCAGCGTATATATATACACAGAAATACACAGATCAGTAAATTAAAGTGTTAACCACTAGGATTACTTACAATATATATGTAGCTTGCATATGATATCTGCTTAAATTATGTGCATTATGTGATGTATTTATGTCACATATTAAAAGTATTTTTAGTTATGTGTAGATTTGCTATTGACATTGCCATAAAAGTGAGTATAATAGTACATACACTTAAGTGATACATTAAAATGTTCACCTATTATAGATAAAAACACTTACTATAAAAACTTAGATAACACTTAAGTGCTCCATTTAACTGTATAATTATAGTGTAGTAAATTATAGTGCATTCCCCTGTACTAGGAACGCTAAGAGATATCCGTATATGTTTGTATTTAGGTGTAATAATCTCTTGACTTTTATAAAAAAATCCATACAACTATATCCTATAGTAGAAGAACCTGTATTAGAAAACTTTTATGCAGCTCTTTACTCAAATAAACTCAATAAAATTCATTTACCCCATAGTTCTGTATTCTATATACGTGCAGCAATAGAATCAGATACGGGTGTTCGTTATTCTCTGTCGCATATAGAGTGTGCTATGAAAGAAGAAGGATTAATTTAATGCCGGGACACGCAGATAAAAAACTAAGATTACCAAAAAGAAAACCTACACGACCACCCCGTGATACTATGATGGGGGATGCACCTACTCGTGGTATGAATCCTAAAGAAATACAAGCTGCTTTAGATGCAGGTGAAATAACACAGCGTGAGGCTGTTGCAATGATGAGAAACTTACGGCGTATGTCAGAAGCTAATAGACCACCTGCAAGAAGAATGCAAAAAGGTGGTTTAACAGCTAAAGAAAAGAAGCTTGATATGGATAAGAGTGGTGACATAACACAAAAAGATATTCTTATGGGTAGAGGTGTATTGCCTATGACTGCTGCATTTGGCGGTATGACTAAAAAATCTCGTGTATCCCAAACAGACTATCGTGATAAAGGTATGTTTTATGTAGGAGGTATGGCTGCAAAAATTACTCCTATTAATAAAGGTAAAAAGGGTTAGATATTATGTCAGCATTTACAAGAGAATTATCAAAAGGTTTACGAAAGATATTTTTACCTAAAGAAACACCCTTAACTCCGGGACAAGAACGAGCAAAAAAAGGTACATTGTCACAAGTCGCAAGTAAAAATTTTGGAAAAGTAAAAGAAAGAATAGGAGAATATAAAGGTGCAGGAAAAGCTGCAGGTGCAGTGGCGGTTGTTGAAGGTGGTAGACGCCTTTTGGGTAGCGGTTCTCCTGCTTCTTCAAATGCCGACCGTAATTCTGATAATCGCATTAATACTGCCGATTTCCCTACTTATAGAAGAGGTACTAAATCGGCTAAAGCTTTTCAAAAAGCTTTTACTGAGGCGGCACAACAAGGAGATAAAACATTTAGATTTCAAGGAATAGTTTACGATACAGAAAAATTATTAAAAGAACTTGATATTAAAATGCCTAAATCTAAACCACCACCACCTAATCAACCAGTAAAAAATGTAGTAGACGCAGCAGCAAGAAGACGAATGCTGCAACGTAAAAATAAAAAAGCACAAGGTGGTATGCAGGTTAAAAATAATACAGCTAGGCCGTCTGCTGCAAATGGCGGTTTATTATTTGGACTTAAAAAATAAGGAGACATATTATGCCCGGACATAAAAAGAAACCAGCTAAGAAAATGATGGGTGGAGGAATGTACGGTAAAAAGAAAATGGCTATGGGTGGCATGGCTAAAAAGAAACCTACAAAAATGATGATGGGTGGTATGGCAGCTAAAAAGCGTAAGATGAAGTAACGTATGCTTGTAATGTAAAATTTTTTGTGGTACAATGATTAAGTCTAAACAATCGAATAATATAATATTCCTAGAACAGATAGTTCAACAAAAGTTACGCAAAGAACAAGAGCTTAATTTTTACGAACAAGAATTACAAAAGTTATATACTAAGCTTAGTAATTTAAGAAGTGAAATTAATCTTACTAACTTAATTATAAGCGTAATTACTTCGGAAAAAGATTTAGATATTGCAAAAGTTTTACATGAAATAGATACTGCTGAAACCTCTGTTGCTAATATGAGTAAGGAGTAGTTATGTATTCAGCATATACAAAATGTAAGTGTAAAAATTGTAGTAACCCTAACTGCTTATGTACAGGTGATAATTGCTCTATCAGATTATTTCCGAAGTGTGAGTGTAGATGCCATTATGAAAAGGCTAGAAAGCACCATATTTTGTGGAGTAGTTTTGTAGAGGATACGGATGTATGACCGCATTAAACAGAAAGCAACGTAGAGCTAAAGCCAAAGTAAAAAGCACACAAGTAAAAAAACCTTATAACCCACTAGAAAATTGTAACGATCAACCTTTTAAGGAGCATATGTTACATATGAAAGAAGCCCACGATATTGGGCATCTTTTATGGCTGTTAAATACAGGTAGACTAGTGCTTCCCTATCATAGCCATTCCGAAAATGCAATAAACAAAAGATTACCTTTTAATATAATATCTGAGAATTACTATAACACAAAACCTAATATTGTTGTTATAGATGACTTTATGAACTTAGAGGCTTTACAAAAGTTAAAAAGTTATTGCTTAGAATTTCCATTTTGGAATACTATATATGGTAGAGGATACTTAGGTGCTTTTAGACAAAATGGATTTACACCACAAGTATTAGAAACTCTATCACTTGAGATGGTAGAGAACTTACCTGAAATATTTAACACTCCAAATAAACGTAATGTATCTCAAATGTGGGCATTTAAATATGAGTCTAAATGTCCCGGTATAGATATACACGCAGACTTTGCTGCTATAAATGTAAACTTCTGGATTACTCCTACAGAGTCGAACGCTGATTACGATAAAGAAAAAGACATAGGTAAGACAGGAGGTATGTGGATCTGGGATACAGGTGCTCCTGCAGATTGGGACTTTAACAAGTATAACGGCGACGATAAGAATGACGTTACAAAATTTTTAGAGCAGAAGGATTCAAAAGCTGTATACATTCCTTATAAGTATAACAGGTGTGTTTTATTTGACTCTAACTTATTTCATAAAACAGCAGATGTAAACTTTCTTCCGGGCTTCGATAATAAAAGAATAAATGTAACTATGCTTTTTGGTCATAGAGAAAATACTGGAGTTGAGCCTCAAGATATGCTAGAAGTTGCAGCTTTACGGAAAGCTACTACTAAACCCGTATTAGAAAATATTAATTTAGAAACAGGTGAATTTAAAAGTGCGAGTACTTGATATGATTGTTACTTCATACAGAAACACATACGCTAATCTAAATATGTATTTACAAAATAAAATTTCTGATAGCAAACGATTAGATCTAAAAAAAATTAAGCCTAGCTATAAAACAATAAGCGCTACAGAAAAAAGAAAGAATGAATATACGAAAGGTTACATATGATAGGAGCAATTATAGGCCCGATAGCTAATCTAGCTGGAACCTTTTTACAGGGACAGTTAGAAAAAACAAGGGCTAATACAGAAGTAAAAGTAGCCACTGCAAAAGCAAAAGCAGCAGTTTTAGAAAAGCAAGTAACAGGTGAGATTGAGTGGGATGTAGAAGCTATAAAAGGTTCTACGGGTTCATGGAAAGATGAGTGGCTTACTGTACTATTTTCAATTCCTTTAATACTAGCATTCATTCCGGGTATGGGGGATCTTGTTATGAATGGATTTGAGCAATTAAGTGAAATGCCTGAATGGTATCAATACAGTTTAGGCGTAATTGTAGCAGCTAGTTTTGGTGTAAGGAGTGCCTCTAAACTATTTGGAAAAAAATAAATGGAAAAACTGGTAATGAATTTAGACCCTCGTAAATTTTTAATAAACTTAATTACAATAATAGTCGCAACTATATTTATAATATATGCTAGTACTACGTATGCAAAACAAACAAAGATAGTACAACTACCCGGTCCTGCTATGTATTGTGGTCCTTATGATGATTTACTTGAAACTATTAGTCATTATAGTGAAGAAAAATTTTTAGTTTTATCAGGTAAACAAAATAGTGCAGAAGATATATATTACACTATACATCGTAATTTAAAAACAGGGGCATGGAGTTTTGTAGCACATAATATAAAAAATGCACCTAAAAATGTAGCTTGTCTTATGAATGGTGGTTTTAAATCTTATATACTACCTAGTATGAAGGAGCTAGAGCCAATGATAACTAAACAAATAAATGGGCTTGATAAAATTAAGCCTACTAAAGAAACAAAAAACAATGACAAAAAAACCTAAAAAGAAAGCTAAAAGCAGGGTTAATGAGGCAGGTAATTATACAAAACCTGCTATGAGAAAAAGAATATTTAATAGAATTAAAGCTGGATCAAAAGGTGGTGCTCCGGGTCAGTGGTCAGCAAGGAAAGCTCAAATGCTTGCAGCAGCATACAAAAAAGCTGGGGGTGGTTATAAAAGCTAATGACCTTGAAGAAGTCTCAAAAATCTTTAAAAGACTGGACTAAGCAAAAATGGAGAACTAAGTCTGGTAAACCTTCTAGTAAAACAGGTGAAAGGTATTTACCTGAAAAAGCTATTAAAGCTTTAAGTGCTAAAGAGTATGCAGCCACTACAAGAGCTAAACGAAAAGGTACTAGAGCAGGTAACCAATTTGTAAAGCAACCTAAAAAGATTGCACAAAAAACAAGACGATTTAGAAAAACTAGTTAGATGGCTCCTCGTAAAACAAAAGATCCTAAAGTTGGTACAGGTAAAAAACCAAAAGGCAGTGGGCGTAGATTATACACGGATGAAAATCCTAGAGATACAGTTTCTATAAAGTATGCTACAGTCGCAGATGCTCGCGCTACCATAGCTAAAGTAAAACGTATTAATAAACCTTATGCAAGAAAAATACAAATTTTAACTGTGCTTGAGCAAAGAAGTAAGTTTGGCAATAAACCAAAACAAGCTGCTTTAGCAAAACAAGCTAAAGAAACTTTGAAAAAACAACGTGAAAAATCTAAAAAGGAATAAAATATAATGGAAAAAAAGTTATCTAAAAAGCAAGAAGAAATGTTAAAGTTACATTCTAAACCACATAAAAATAAAGCAGGTAAAACTGTTGCAGGTCATTCTGCAAAACATATGAAAGCTATGAAACTAATGATGGAAAAAGGAATGTCTTTTGATAATTCACATGAGGTTACATTAAAAATTTTAGGTAAGTAATGTATAAGTATGACAGAGAACAATTAATTAAAATGATTGCAAAACATGAGGGTGTTGTTCTCCATGTATATAAAGATAGTTTAGGTATTGACACAATAGGTATAGGTAGAAATTTAGCGCATAGAGGTATCGAAGTAGCAGAGCTAGATTATATGCAGAAAACCATGAATGAAATATTTAGTGATGGTATAACTG